ATGCAGGATATGTGATTATTATGGCTAAATATAATTACGGAAAGACTTTCAAAAAAGACGGTAAACTTGTGCGTTACCGTTATACTGATAAGAAAAAGTCTACTAAGAAACTTGTTTCTGCTAAGAAATCACGGAAGTGATACTTTGTTAGAGGGTTTGTACGAGTGGTACATCTATGCGCTTAGTGATGATGTCGATGGAGAGGCTGCCCAGGGTGGCAGACGTTCTCTCACATCTATTTTGGAGACTGTTGCTTCTTCTAGAGCTACTGGCAATTCATCATCTGCTCCAATTGGACATTCTTGGTTAGTAACCCCTATGATTCGTCCAGATGGTACCCCACTTCTTCGTTGGTCCGGTGGTTCCGGATCTAAGTGGGATAATGTAGGTAAGCCTGGTCTTATCTTTGGATTAAGAGCTTGGCAAGTGGTTAACTTTTGGAATCCTACTGGTAAGATGGCCGGTGGTGCTGCCATGGCAATCGAAGAAGGATTGATTGATGAAGAAGGCCGTGCCTTGTCTGATTGGACTACTAGGTGATTTTATGGAAAAACCTTGTCAAGAATGTAAAACTGTTACAATGATTGATGATGAGAGTAAACTCTGTTACGATTGTTGGTGTGAGCTAGATATTCTAGATCATGAAAAAGAAAACGAACATGTTCGTGACTAAGACTATCCCCCTGGTTAATCTACGTTAATCATGGGAATTAGGATATGCAAACACTGCTGGCCTTTTGACTGTAGGTGTTATTGATGATTACTTGTGAATATACAGCGCATGGTAATACTTGTCCAGATGTTAGCTGTATTCTGGATCATACTCTTGTTATTAGCCAGGAGAAGAAAGTACGTGTATTGGATTATCAATTCGTTCTTGACTATGATCAGTTACCTCCTCATCTGCGTTTGCAGGACAGGATGTATCTTCGTAACCGACGCCAGGAACGGCCCTCTTTTGAGCGTCCAGAATGACGGGCGGACGCCCGTAGTCTCAAAAGGAGGACGTTCAGTCGGAAAACCTTCACAACGACAGGCAAGTCTCTTAGACTGTCATCGTCGGTGGAAAGGCGAGGAGATAGAATCCGGGTGCATGCATCTGGTAATTATATCTGCGAGGGGTGTGTAGCAACTTGTTGCGGGAAGAAGCGAAGTCTTCGGGGTCAAAGTGATAAACCTCCTACACTTGGACCCTCTTATGGCCCGTGGACGTAATAACAATAAATTGACTAAATTTAAGAAAGTAGAACCTGCAGTTTTGACTATGGCATTTACCGCAGTTGTTCCTAAAGGTGAAGGTGGTGCCGATGGTACTCTTTCACAATACTTGGACATCTCACAAGTAACTTCTTTATTGAATCGCAGATTTATGAGGCAAGGTCTCAACTGGGCAGTTGGAGGATTTAAACTTGCAACACTTCCAACTTTGACTGGTGGTGTTGTTGATGGATCTGTTCTTATTGCAAAATTACCTGCTACCTGGACAATGTCAAATTCTTGGCATAAGGGATTTTCTGCATGGTCTAAAATGAATGACCATGCTTTAGAAGATAACGAGTCTATTCGACCTCGATTCTTAGATTTCAAGATATTTGCTGATGAAGTTCATCATGCGGCTGGTTTTGCAGCAAATATGGTTCCAGTCAGTGCTGCTGGTGATGTAGCTACTCTGGGTGAATGGGAGCCTTCGAGTATTTTTACTCCTAATGCGGCTGATATTCTCCCTGCTGTCGGAACAGATACAATGAATGAATTTGAAGTCATAGCTGTAGGAGCTAATTTCCCCGGTGGGGGTGCTTCTGGTCATAATGCTGTATCCTTGATTGAAGGATATGGTTCATCTCGCCGTTTACCTGCAGTTCGTGATCCTAATGCACCCGCTGATGCAGACGATACTGCGGGCGGTACTCCTAATAATTGGATGACTGCTATGTTTAATGAAGGAACTACCCAATCTCATGAGGTTTTGGATGATATGATTTCTGAGAATAACATCGCACCTTATCCCTTTGAAAATGCACAAGTTCCAGGCGCCGCGCCTGGTGTTGTATTTACTGATACGCAATACCCTGGTGGTGCTAACCAACTTACAGGTATGGAGATTCATGATTTTGATACCTTTACTCCTACTACTGTTGGTGGAATGTCGAGACTCAAGGGTGGTCTTTTCCCTTGTGGACTTGTTAAGTTTTATTATGTTAATAACTCTCAAGAGAGTGATTATACTGTGACACTGTTAGTTGATTTGGTTCCTGGTCACCATCGTGGTTACCTGGCAGAACCTATGCAGGATATGTGATTATTATGGCTAAATATAATTACGGAAAGACTTTCAAAAAAGACGGTAAACTTGTGCGTTACCGTTATACTGATAAGAAAAAGT